GCCAATACAAAGGTGTCCATCTACAGCTGTTTAAACAGTAACGTTGTCTCCACCACGTGTTCTTTTACATCAACAACGATAGGACTCAGTTTAACGTCATGACCGGGACACAGACGAGCAATTAAGAAAGACTAGAAACCCTGTGTGGTAACTAACTAACTAGGATGCCCGATCCACTCTCCCTCAAATGGAGAACTTTGAGCTATAACATAACTGCGCTACCAGTAACAAGAAGATCGGCGATAGAAGCCAAAAATTGCTAATTTCGCAATATGTATCTACCATTAAAAACCAATCCAGGGGCCTTCTCAGGTTTCCCCTACCGAAAATACAACTATTTTGTAAAGATTTAGCCTATCTCTAGGCGTACACAGTGACACGTGTACGATTTTACCATTGATCAGATGGATTTTAATTTAAACATTACTAATTTCAAACCGGCAATTCGAAATTTTCTTAAACTCATGCAACATATGAATTAACACATGCAGCACTTGGAACAAAAGCAAAAGAAAGACAGGGAGCTCCATCAAGAGGTGGAAGAGGTAGTCTGCGTGACGATAAGATCAGCGGCTCCAGGAATTGGAAGAAGCACCGTACTATTACCAAAAGCAATCAAACATTGACCTAATGCAGCTTGCGCATCACTAATAGAGAAGAATGCAATGAACATTACAGTAGGCTCAGCAGCAGCAGAGATAACCGGACACGAGGTATCAGCGAAAGAACCATTACCAATAATACCTTGACCAGTACCATTGGTTACAGTAAAAACACTGGGAAAAACACACGTAGAGTTGGAACCTAACACATCGTAAAACGCTGTGTATGAACCGGTAGCTCCACGTGGTAATACCACATTAACGACACCCAAACCAGGATTAGTAACCGACATTCCATCATTAGCAGCATTAATTGCAATAGTACCGCCTATAACATTCGTACCAAAAGGATTGGTATAAGAACGCAAGACAGCACCATTCATCGGTGCAGCATTGGTAGGAATAGCCGAGAAACGAGCATAGAACGTGGTTGCAGGTGGATCCAGAAACGCTGTAGGTCGTAATAATTCAATCTCAAAAGTAAACCATAGTTGTCCCAAAACAATGCCTCCTGTTTGGTTATTACCAACCAAGACATCAACTTCGACGAAATCAAACAGTTTGATGTCACTACCAGTCGGAACAGGACCAGTACGAACAAACCAGACATTGTAAGGGGACATAGCAGGATTACACTCAATAGCTAACGCAACAGGACAATTGGGCTTTACGGATACGGCAAATTCTGATTCAAGAGCCTGATTCAGTGAAGGATAAGATGGCAAATCTGTACGATAATCCGCTGCTAGACACACAAATCCAAGTGAAATCTCAGCAGCAGCAATCTCAGACACCTCCGGAATGTATTCAGCAACCATACCCAAAATCTTGTATTGCTGAAAAGCAGAAGCAAGCTTTGCTAACCACGGGAAACTAGACGTCAAGCCAGGATTGGCTGAGATTGAGGTAGATATAAAAGTCGTTGAACTAATAATATCACCAACATACTCTCGATGACGAACTATTACAGAATCCCTAGTGGAATGCATAGATGGAATGGTCCCTCCGGCACCAATTATCGAATTATTCTTCACAGTATAGGCTCCAAATCCTAGCCATTTGGACATAGCAGTAACCCCCTTACCAACCAAGCCACCAAGATCCTCACCAAACGAACTTGCCTTTGGAATAGACACAGATTGTTTAGCACGTTTCTTGGAAGGCATATTTTTGTTTTTATTTTTTTTAGGCTTTGACGCAGCGGGCGTGTTGACTACAACAATCTTCTCCTTGGGTGCCGACTTTTTAGGTGGCATGACAATAGCAGTATGGGATACCAGGCTACACTGCGACTATACATCCATTAGAACTATGAACCGTAAATAACGGTAATCAACACATAGTGGCGCCGTGTAGTCTGTCGGCATTCTGGTTAGCACGGTAGTACGTTTTACGTTTACGAAACAACCGTTTTGGGCCATCAGCACCTAAACCAACACAAATTAAATTCCCTGTAAAAGGTCTTCAAAATACGCGGATGTTATAAGAATGCCAACTCTAATGAACCCCATTTTGTAGTTTTAATGACATTTTCGGTCAACTATTATTAGTTTAGGGACTTTTGCGGTCCAACCCCCTTTAATATAAAGGGGTTAAAATAGGTCAGTTTTGAGACATGCACAAGGTCTTAAAAGGTAGTTTATTGTCGTCCAGAACGACACTCAATGGGATTAGAATGTGGATGTAATCCATATCTAATACATTGGTCCCAATCGGTAACTTTAACTTGGGAACCAACGAGTTTCTTAAGCTCTCCAATGATCCGGTTTTCAAGAGCAATCTGATCCGTGGGCGTGATTTGAGCATGCACACAGAACAACTCTCTATCCTTAAGAGATGGGACGTCTATACAACCGTCCCTATCTAGATATTTAGACCTTTTAAGAGTATGCTGGTTAAAAGCAAATTTATAACGCTTTCCAGTACCCATATGTGAAATGATCCACGCGCAGACAGGTGCTACAATGGGTTGACCAGGATTTTGGTACAACTCAGCAAGGGCTATTTGAGACATCAAGCTCCTTATTTTTAACGGTTCATATTCTACATTAGCTAGAATTGTTCCTAACACCTTCTTATAATTACGAATCCACATCGGACCTTGTTGGGTAATTGTGAATTTGGATTGACACCATTCAACGGATTGCAAGTCATTAGTACACGACTCCTCCTTGACATCTAAACCAAATAATGCAAAATTACAAAGCAATTTACGGGCTAATGGAAGATTTTCATCCTCCATAATTACAATAGTGTCATCACCATTAGCAAAAATTTCGATCTTAAACCGGAATATTGCACGACACACTAAGCCCATAATCAACGTATTACCACAACCAGTCTGCGGATCTCCTGAGCACCTTCCATGTTTTAATACCCATTTCTTTACGATTTTAAGTAACTCCTTAATTGTAACAACATACTCATCAGCCTCCTGCGCTATTAGACACGCCAAAAACCGTGGATCTTGAGAAAACCTAGTATAAAATCTATTCTCCAACCTCTTCAATTCAGAGTGAATTGTCCCATCACATTTAGCTAAATCCAAAGAAAAAGCAATAGGTTTCTTAAACCTATTCCACATTTTTTCGAATACAATAGCTAATGCTTTAGAACTTTTACCCTTGGCCATAAATGGAAACTTACAACCTGGAAGCACAATAGTTTTAATGACATCTTCAATAGGTTTCATATACTTCGACAAATACGCACGGTAAGTCATACTACGTGGCTGTATAGGTCTTGGAATACGATTAATCTTATCATAGAAAGTATATTTTTCAATTTTAACGAAAGGAGTAACCTTAGCCCACCATGGACTATAGGTAGCCGGCATGTCTCTGAAAGTACGCTCGTAAATCTGTCGCTTACCGCCTGAATAGGATTTAGAAACTTTATCATCCTCCCAGACCTCATAACCAGACAAATCACCAACAGTATCAGCTAAGTGGAACGCTATGTCCCATAATAGAACCGATTCATCTGTTTCCTTGCCTGCTTGGTAACGCTTACGAGCTAAGACACCCGGCTCATGGAACCGCTCAACCAACGCGCGATCTAAATTACACACACACGCTCTATAAGTATAAAAATCTTCCGAAAACTCAAATGGGCAACGAACATCCACCACCCAAACACCCCTACCACCCGTCCAGCTCAGTCCCTTTCCCCAACGCTTCCTCCCTGCAGCTTGAATATCATCATGCGCACAGAAGTCACATCGGAAAGGGACAAAGACCAAGCTGTCCTACTCGCGAGGGAGACCCGGTGCCGTTGGCGCCGGAATCAACCCAAGCGATAGAACACTCTTAGCCTTGCCAACAAAACTCGTCCACCACGAGTCGGACAGGTCACCACCCCTAGACTTGGTACGATACTCATCACGGTTCTCATGTAAATATGTATTGGCATGGTCCTCAACACCCTTACCGGTAGTTAAATCAATCCATACCTGATTTATCAACAACAACTTTTGGCTAGCTGGCAATTTAATGCTTAATTCAGCTAGAGCTGTTTCAACAACATTTACAATGCGACTCTTGATAGACTCATTCATCGTCTTACCGTACGCCCAAATCTTTGCCACCGCCAACACCTCCTTATATGTTGGTACGTCCATGCCCACGATACTATTGTACTCACACTTAGCTTGTACATAGAACCCAGCACGACGCCCACGACGTGTCTTTAATACCTTATCCTTGATGAAAGTCAACTGGATAGACACTTCAACCGGAGCACTGGCAACGGCTAAAACCGGATCAATGGTTTTAGCGGTTACGCCACATCTACGTACGTCTACCACCCAATTGCAGGTCATTGCCTCAGCAATAGCATTCTGCAACACAATGGCTCGACGACACGCATAGCGACTAGGGAACCCACTCAATAAGGGACTGGTGTACACCGCGAGATCCAACAACGTAGTTGGCAAACTCGGGTCACTATACTTTCCAGCTCCAGAGCACGAATTCAGAATCGTGCATATAGGTCTCATTATTAAAAACGTCTAACTGTTCAACTAGATACTACCTAGCCTACTTAGATTCGCGCAAAATCGTAATAAG